TTTCCTAATACTCCCTTTTTGTATTTGAATGTTGTTAAATTTACACTAAAGTTATATGATATGCAAATATATTTATAAAAAAGGAGAAGAATATGAGTATAGATAATGTAACCCCAGAGGAATGGGATCAAGCAATCGATATGCTTGCGATCAATAACCAGGTAGGTGGCAATCATTATAAAGGCAATGGCATACAACCCATTGAGTATATTTACGCAAATGGTTTGTCATGGTCGATGGGTAATGTGTTGAAACTTATTACCAGAGATAAGGTTGATAAGGTTGAAGACTTACTTAAAGCCAAGCATTACATTGACCTTGAACTACAACTTGTACATGGTGTAGACGGAGAGGGTAACAAATTAGGCCAATATACCAAGGAGGTTAAGGTCTAGGAGTAAAGCAATGAACTTGTTTGATTTTGAAGATCCAGTTCTAAATGAAAGGAACAACAATACGCCTGTTTATGTAAACAGACACATTGCGCGTTCTTTGATAGATGTAGCTGGGTTGGAAAACAAAGATCCTCAAGCATTAGCGGAGTATTTTCTACAATTAGGAATACACTCCGTTAAGCATTACAAGGATCAAGAAGTTGTATTTGATATTGATAATATCTAACTAATATCTTTCAATATATCTTTGATGTTTTTAACAGCATCATTGTTCTTCATGTGTTCATCAACGATGGTTAGCTGACCCTTGTCTATGGGTTTAGAGAAAACCACATTTCTGTGGGTTATAGAAACAAAAGCAAATATATCTATCTCATTATCTTTATATTTTCTGTGCTTGACTCTTTGACCTTTACGCATATCAAACCGCCAATTTTCTCTGCGTTCTTCTATCTTAGATTGTGTTTTAACCTGGCACTTATACAACTTTAAGTTGTGTTCAAAGATGATGTCTGCGGATGCGTTGTGGGGTACAACTGCTACTGTGTCACAAACTTGAGAGAGTATTGCTGCTGTGAGATATTCACCAAAACGACCAACTCGTTCGGTTGCTTTAGGCATTTTATTCTTTTTCTACTTTTTTTCTTTTAAGACGCTCTGGTATTTCTGATCTTGCTTCATATTCCGCAAATTCATCAGCTAATAAATTTATTCTTTCTATAGATTCTTGCTCTAGTCTTGCCATCTCTTCTTTATCATCTCTTAACTCAGCCTCTCTTATTCTTTTGCGATAATAATTTTGAGCATCTTCTATGTCCTTCTTTTTAAAATATAAATTTGTACTTCTGCTTTGCTCTGGATCTATTGGATAAATATTTTGACCAACCAATCTGTACCATGCTTGTGGTTTTGTAATAGTTGGATCACCATAATAATTTGGTTTTTTTGTAACTGCCTCATACATTTTTCCAGCAAACCCAATATCAGTGAGCCATGTTGGGGCGGAGGTTCTCCAAGCATAATTTAAAATGTCTTCAAACTGTTCTGATGGTGGAGCACCCGTTTCTACTATTTCTCTGTTTGTAAAAGGATCTCTGTTAGTAGTAACTGCTGCGGCAATGTTAAGACCTGGACCACTTAATAAACCTATGACATCATCACCTGCTTCAGCATATTCTCCGGCGGCCATTTTATTAGCAACGCCAGTATAAAAACCCCATGGCATCATGTAAGAATAATCATAAAACTGCCATCTGCCCTCATCATCTTTGTATGGTAAAGCTAAAGCACTACCGCCATCTCTCAAATAGTTAGGTAATGTTTCTCTTAGGTTATCAATGTCCTCATCAGTAACATCCTCGTTTTGTTTTTTCCAGGCTGCCGCAGCAACATATGGAACAGCAAAATATTTAAGGTATCTTTCTGGGTGTCGAATAAAAGTGTCTAACAAAAACGGAGCTACTTTATATTGAAAGGTTATAAACGATGCACCAAATGGACTCTGCCTAACCTTTCTTAATGTTGGTGGAACTAAAGAGTAATCAAATAAAGTTTTTTGAGCATTGTAAACAGCAGTTTCAGCATTTTTACCTGCCTTCATATCATCAATAATCTTTATTAGTTTGCCAAATGTTTCTATAAACCCATAACTATCACCAGCAAAGTTCAAAAGCCATGATCCCATTCGTTTACCATGAGCAATGTCTATCCAGTTTTTTGATTGTTGAGATTTAACAATTTGATATAACCTATTGATTTGCACCATTTCTTGTCTACTAAATGTAGTAGATGCAATACCTTTTGCTTGTGCTTCTTTGTAATATTTTCCCTTAGTAATAATCTCCTTTATTGCTTGTGCCATTCTTAGCGGCATCCTTGTAGTTGAAACTCCTGATAAGTTTAAAAGAACTAAATTTGATACAAAGTTTCTTACAACTGATGGTGGATTTAAAGGAACTTTTAATGTTTTCCACACTTTTGTAGCATCTGTTCCAAACTTAACCATTTGGTTTGCAATTTCACCTGCCTGTTGATAAGAACCATTTATATCATCATAAATTTCTTTTCTAACATATGCTCCCTGCAAATCCCCATATTTTTTTTGGTTTGGAATTTGCACCCATTTTTTAGCATTAACTTTTGCAATCTTTGGCTCTGCATCTGCTATTGCTTTTTTTAAATCGTTAACTATTGCAGTATCTTTACCATCTTTATCTAGTCTAAGGCCACTTACTATTTCGTCTTGTATTCTATTTAATTCTTCTTTTGCATGAAATATTCCTATTTTATTTCCCCTAAAAGAAACAAGAGTATCTTGCAATGCCCAATTTGGATTCTTTGCTATCTCTTTAAAAAAACCTAACTTTACAACATCGCTTAAAGGGTCTTCCATAGCTTTTGCACCCAGCAAACCAATGTCTTCTATTTCTCCTAAAAATTCTCTAGTTGCAGCATCTAAATCTTTTCTTTCTTTTAGATAACCCATTGGAGATGATCTTTTATTAAAGTATTTTAAGAATAATCTTGGAAGATATGTCCCATAATTTTCTTCCATGGTTTGCTTTGAAATCAAACCATTTGCATCTAATACCTCAGAAACAGCATCTATGCCTTTTCTCAAATCAAGAGCATCAACTTTTAAATTTTCTGGCACATCGTCAATAGCTCTAAGGCCAACCAAATATTCATATACAGGTTTATTTTGTTCTGGAGATAATTTATTAAAAGACTTAAAAACACTTTGAGTTAAATCTCTAACTGATTCCAGCTTACCCATAAACAAACCTCTAATACCAAGATATGATGGTTGATCTGGAAGATCTCCAAGTGCGGTAAGCTTAGATCCTTTGGCTTGAATTTTGTTTAATACTGTAGTGGCTAATTTTTTGTATGCGTTGCCAATATAAGGAATTTTGCCAACAATCCCAAAGTCCTCATCTACTACTACATTGATTGGCTTTATTGGTTCAACTATTTCTCCTACTTTTGCTGCAATCGGAGACTCTATAACCTCTCCGGTCACTGTTCGTGGTGTTATAGGCATAGGCAATTCTGGTTGCTCTGCTTGAATAATTGGCTTAACTTCTGGCACAACTTCTGGCAAAAGTTCTAGTTCTTTTTGTGGTGCTGGTAATGCTAGTGGATCTGTTTTTTTGTTTCTTCTAGCAACAGCGTTGGTTATAACGCCTAGCGTTCCACCAAGGGTTCCACCAAAAACTGATCCAATTCCTGCTGACTTTGCAATATCACCAGGCTTATATTCTTCTTGTCCTTCTGCTCTTATTTTTGCTCTTTGTCTTGCAGTTTCATAGGCTCCACCATAAATAGCACCTTCTCCAGATCCTATTAAGGCATATCTACCAGGATTACTTGTAACCAATGATTTTAAGATATTGCTTCGTATTTGATTTTTAGCCGCTTGTTTTCCAAGAGTTGAAACAGCTTTTCCAACCCCCAATCCAATATATGTTGTTGGACTTTCTAATGGGTTTAAAATATTTTTTGCTGCTCTTCCTGCCCCAGCTAAACTTGGTGCTTTTGCATCGTACATATCCATAATGTTTACAAAAGCTTCTTTTTGTTTTTCTGTTGCATTACCTATTGCTTGACCTTCTCTTATTAAATCAACATCACTAAATGAAATGCCGCCACCATACTCAAGACCAAATTCCGCATAACCATCATCACTTAGTTTTGGAATAGGTTTTTCTGGATTTTTTCTTTGCCAATCCCATTCATACAATTCTTTAGATGAATTAATCCACTTAGGGTCTTTTTTTATTGATTCTTCTGTGAATCTTTCTTGAGATTTAACTTGTATACTTTTTGGCTCTGCACCAGATATTTGATCTATTCTTTTTTTGTCTTTTATGGATTCTTTTAATTGATCTTCAGATAAACCATATGGTGTTATGCCTAAAGACAACGCTTGTTCATCCAAAGATTTGGGTTGAACTAACTCTTTTTTTTCTGGTGCTTGTTGTTTGGCAACTAAAGATAATAACTGTTCTTTGGTTGGCTGCGTGTCAGATGTAACACTATATTTTTGTCCATCTTTTTCAAATATGTATTTTGGCATTTATCACAAACTACCCAAATCTATTGGTTCACCTGCATCATCAACCGCATTATTTGTCGGAGATGTATTATTACCATAAATTAAGTTATATGATTCTTCGGCCATTTCTTTTAATTCTTTATTGCTATAAGCCATTTGTCCGCTAAATGTTTTCAACTTGCCTTTCTCTTTCATATAATCAGCTATATATTGATTTTTGCTTTGATCTAACAATCGAGCATTTACACCCAAAAGACTAGCCTCTTGATTGAGCATTTCTACTGTGTATGTTGGATCATAGTTAGGAGAAGTTTCGTCAAGTTTGCTTTTTAAAAGACCAAACCTTTCTAGCTTTTGTATGTCTGCTGGTACAGCTTCAGGTTTTTGTGTCTGAGCATCGTAAAGAACTTTAGTTTTAGTAGCCAAATCCATAGCTTTTAAAAGTCTTTTTTGCTCTGGCTTCATATTAGACTCATCAATCGCTTTGTTGATCTCAGCCTCGCTCTGTGCGGTTGCTTGTTTTAATTCTTTTTGTTCTTGCATCTGTGATGCAACTTGTAATCTTCTAGGATCACCGGATAGTCTTGCGGTTTCGATGTTAAGAATGTCTGCTAGTTTTTGAAATGAATTTGCCATTACATACCTGTAGATATTTGTGGTTGTGGTGTAGATCCACCGCCCATACCACTAAAAGCACTTTGCATGAATGGAGAACCAAGAATGTTTAATGCAGATGTTACGCCTTCCATTGTAGATGGTTGATAGCCGGTTGTTTGGCCGAATGATGGTGTTCCTCTGACAGCCTGTGAAAGCAATCCAAATTGTTGTTGCGGATATTGTAATGCCCTGCCAAATTCTTGGTAAGGAACATCCAATGCTCTTTGTTGTAAGAGTTGTTGTTGACCACCGATACCACCAAGCAATCCAAGGCTTCTGTATTGTTCGCCAAGTAAATTTTGTTGGATACCAGCCTGGAATTGTCTGTCTCGCATCTGTCTTTCAATGTCTGATTCTGCGGCCCTTTGTGCCTGTTCAAAACCAGCTTGTCTTAATGCGGCTGAAGTTCTTGCTTGTTGTTCTATGTAAGGTCTGGTTGCTTCAGTTTCAAGTAAAGCAGATCGAGAACCACCAAATGCACCAGCTTTAATTGCTCTTGATTGTGCTAGTTGTTGGGCAATATCAGATTGTCTCTGAATATCAGCCATAGTTTGATCGATCACTTGTTGCTGATAAGGTGATTGATATGCACCAATATCTGCCTGTAATAAACCTGGTGTTGGTTGTTGGCCTAATTGACTAAGTGTTCCAAGCGGATCGTATTGTTGACCAGCTTCAAACATACCACGGGTAGCTTGAAAGGCTCTAAGTTGATCCGGAGAAAATCCAGCAACTCTTTTACCTGTGTAAGGTACAAATGGTTGTTTTGCTATTTGTTTTGATGTGCCATACAAATCTTCATACATGGCCACCATTCTTGGATCCATTTCTGTGGTTGTTGATCCTGTTTCGGGATCAAATGCAGATTTAGCTGCTGCACCTGCTCCGATTGCACCTATTACTAAATTCCATGGAATTGCCATAATTTAAAACCTCTTAAATATCCTTTATTGTAAACATTTTATGATTAAATTTCATTACCTAATCGCCTTTTCCATATTCAACGATACTCATAATTACACTTAAGTTGTTTGCATGAGAAGCTGTGCAATTTATAATTTCTCCTGCTGTTAATATTAAACTTCTCGTTAATAATTCAACTGTATTATGTGCGCTTATATTGTATTGTGACCATAGCGTATGCACCACAGAGTCATCACTTGTCATGGTTAAAGTAAAATCTGTTTGTTGACCGCCATCCTCTGTTACTAAAATTGATTCAATAATTGCAAAGTCAAAATCACCACCGCTAGGTGCTGTATAAATTAAAGTTGCACTTGTTGTTGTTAAATCAACTGTTGCATTAACAGCCCTTTGTATGTACTGTCTTTGTGAGGATAAATCCATTATCTTCTGCCTCTTTGTTTAACATCTAAGCGTATATTACCCACTTGGAAATCTTGTGTGGTGCTACCTGTGACTGTCATTTGTACTTGTCTTGCTGTAAATCTTGCATCAGTATAGCCATCATTTTCAAAAGTAAATGATCCAAAGTCCGTAACTGGGCCTAGTGGAGTAAATCTACCTTTGAAACTGAGGGTTACGCCAGGTAAAGAATTAGCCTCTTCGTCTGGTAATATTTGATTGCATTGCACATAGTTATCACCATTGCCTATTTGTATAGGCCCTGTTTCACAAAATGGTACTTGTGAGTTTAGATTAGGTGAATTATCCAATGTGGTTGATTCATGTTCATAAACAAAGCCTTGTGAGTCACCAGCTATCGGATAAGTAAATGCTCCTTGGTCAATCCAAAAACCTCTGTCCATAGAACCAATAGACCAAACATTGCTATTGTAGTTCCATATAACATATTTGTTAGAAGTGTATTGTGAGTCACCGCTTGGGAATCCCCACCATATTTCATTA